GTGAGCATGAGGAAGCATGCAGATGCCCTCACCACGGAAGGTGATATTCGGACAATCGACTCGGGCTTGCTCGAGAAGGTTGAGCAGATTACGAGGGTTTTGTTTCCGCGGGGTTCTTGTCCTACTAGTTGGTCAGATCTCGTGATGGCTACCTCGTCGACTGTTACGACTTCGCGGCAGCGAGGTGGTGCCCGGGGTGAGTTGCTCACTCTAGGTGCTCGGATAGCACCTCTCGACTCAGAGCTAGTAGACTGGGTTGAGGGTCCTTTGGGTGGAGTAGTAGAGGTTCGGGGCGACCCGCGCTATCGAGACCCACTCAGAGTTCCATTAAGGACCGGCCCGCGAGGGTCGAAAGGTTTCCGTAACCAGGCGGTTGACGTTGTAAAGGCGACTGTGGTGTCAGATCCACTTAAGGCGAGAGTTGTCACCTCGACTCATGTGGAGAGGGGTTTGCTGAAGCCATTCCAGCAATCCCTCCATAAGAGGCTTCGGCAGTTGCCTCCGTTTGTTCTGACTGGCGAGTGGGTTCAGGCTGACCACTTGAACTCGCGTTTTGGATCGAAGTTGAAAGAGGGCAAAGGGCTCTGCCTTAACTCTGGAGACTTTTCGGCGGCGACAGACAATGTAGAGTCTGTGATCTCCCGCACGATTGTTCGGACGATGCTCGAGGCTTGTTACCCCGAGAACGAAAAGGACGGTGCTCCATTCCACCGTTTCTATCAGGAGGCTTTGAACTCCCTGACCGACAATTGGATCCAATACGAAGGCCATTCCCGGCGACAGGTTAGAGGGCAACTGATGGGCTCTCTTTTATCCTTCCCGGTTCTTTGTGTCTTTAATTTCTGCGTCTGGGTGATTAGTCACTATCTTTCGCAGTACGCCAACCATGGTATGCCTTGGAGCAAGTTCCTACGACAACTTGGGAGGAAAACTTTTCTCAAGTCGTTGCCTGTTTTGATCAACGGTGACGATATTCTAAGCTTGGCGGATAAGTTAGAATATGGAACTTGGAGTGACCTGGTAAAAAGGGTCGGATGGAGCTTAAGTGTGGGAAAGTCCTACCTACACCCAACGGTTGCAGTGATAAATAGTCAGATTTTCCGTTTCACAAACGGAACTTTTGAACACGTCGTTGTTTTCAACGGCGGATTGCTTGCTCCGTTGGGCCAGAACCGGTCTTCGGCCTGGCTGGGAGAGAAGCCGCCGGTGGATGCTATAGGAGAGCTGGCTACACAGTTTTTGAGGGGTTCGAAAGACCCTGTTGCATCTGCAGGGACATTTGTCTCTGCACACCGAAACGTTCTCGAGAGATCTAAGAGGCCCTTATTCCTTCCGAAAAG